AAGAAAGTGAGATGCCAAGAGCATATGAAGTAGCTGGACAATTAATCAAAAATGTTGCAGATGCAACTGATAAATTAATGGATCTTCAAAAAAAATTAAAAGATATTGATGAAAGCAAAAACATTAAAAGTCCCACAAATGTTACTAATGCATTATTTGTGGGATCTACTGCAGAATTGGCAAAATTATTAAAAAATCAGACCTTAGATAATGAGTGATTTCAATATAAAATAAATATACTTATAGATGAAAAAATAAATGGGGTTTAATACGTGGCATTAAAGAAGCCGTTAGATTTTTTTAATGAAAATTTTCCTTCCTCTTCTTCGGAGAATAGTGGAGTAGATTTTAATGCAAATATTCAAAAGGTTGAGACCGTATCAGAAGCCTTCAATTCCTTTAAGAATAATTTAGAAAAAATAGATGCTTTATCCGATTTTACTGAAACGTTTGATAAGTTTAAAAGTAATGTAGAAAAGGTATCTATTTTATCGGAAGAAATAACTTATATTCAAGATTATATAAAAACTCTTCTTAAAAAAGAAGATCTTGAAAATGCGATAATGTCGCATTTGATCACGGTTGATCAAAATATTCAGCAAATACAACAAAATGTAAGATCTTTAAATTCAAAGACTCTTTTAAATATCAAAAAAGATTTTAGTGATTTAACGGAAAAGGTTGAAGATTTTATTTCTATCGATGCTCCAAAATATAGAAGATTAGTAAAAGAATCTGAAATCAGAGTAGAAAATAGAATTAACAGTATTGATTCGTCTTTAGATGAAAAAATAAAAACACTTGATTTTTACGTTGAAGAAAAAATATCTTCAATAGAAGATAAAGTATCTGGTATAAATGATGCTGCAATTTCTTCTTTTTATGAAAAGGTTGATTTAATATCCCAGGAAATAAAAGATTTAATTCAAGTTGAAATACCAAAATATAAGAGAATTACGACCGAAAATAAATTAAAAAATGAAAATGATATTAATGATTTAGAAGTCAGAATTAGAGAACAATATGAAAATATTGATAAACGGGTTTCTGAAATTAACAGTCAAGTTTACAACTTCGTTGAAAAGGAAATACCAAAATATAATAATTTAATATCAGAAGTAAAGATAAAATCTCAAAATGATCTTGATGAGTATAAGCAAGATATATCTAAAGAAATTTTTTCATCGTTGAATGCCATAAACTCTCTAAAAGATGAAATAAAAGAAGAGAGTTTAAATAACAGTTCTATAATAAAAGAAAAACTAGAAAAAATTGAAAAGGATGCTTTGACATCTTTAGAAAACATTCAATCAATTAACGATAGATATAAGTTAATATCGGAAGATTTTAAGAACAGAGAAATACATAATGATAAAAAGTTACAATCATATTCTGAACAAATTAGTTCTTTAGGTGAATCTGTTGAAGAAATAAATCAAGAACTTGAAGATAGTAAAAATACTATAAATGAAAAAATATTACTAGTTAAAAAAGATCTAGAAAAGAATGTTAAATTAGTTGACGAAAATTTAAAAGAAAAAATATTATCATTAGAAACTAATGTTTTTATTAACGAATCTCATATAAAAGAGCAAAATAAAAACTATGATAGTATAAAGGAAGAAATTTTTTCAATAATTGAGAAATTAAAAATTAATTTTATTGAAGAACAAAATACAAAACTTGCTGAAAAAATTCTTCATATTGAAAATATTTTTGAAAAATTTAATGAGAAGCAAATTCTTAATGAAAATGGATCTTTATTAACAGGAACTTCTAGCGAAAAAACATCAGATCCCCTTACCCCATTAGATAAAAAATTTGTAACTTTTGACGATCTATCATCTCATTATCGCCAGTTTATAAACAGAGTTCAAATTCAACTCGCCTCTATTGGTGGTGGCGGCGCAGGATTTATGAAAGATCTTGCAGATGTTGAATTTGATCATGAATCTGGTAACGGCAAGTTATTGATTTATGACCAATCACGTTCAATGTGGGTTGGAATTGCCAGTACTGCATTTGGAACTGGTGGTGGCGGGGGATCTGGAGGAGAATCCTATTGGATACAAACCACATCTGGAATTCATACACTTTCTAATGTTGGAGTTGGAACAACAAATCCATTAGAAAAACTTCATGTTATAGGTAATGTACGAGTTACAGGAAACATTTCAGTAGGTGGAACATTAACGTATGAAGATGTTACTAACGTAGATTCCATTGGAGTTGTAACTGCTAGGAGTGGTATTCACATTGGTTTTCCAGGAACTGCAACAACATTAAGTTCCGATGGATCTGCAATTTTTTCTGGACTCGTTACTACAGAATCACTAAATGTAACTGGAGTAACAACATTAGGATCTTCCAATGGTATTGGAACAGTTACAATAGGTCTTGGAAATACTGCACTATTTGTTGATGGAAATGCAAGAGTAACAGGAATTCTTAGTGTAGGTAGATCATCAGTTGTAATTGATGGTGACAATAACACGATTACTTCAGGAAATGTTTTAATCACAGGATCTTCTATTACGATAGGAGATAATGTAACTATCAATGCAGGTGCCAGTGGCATTAACTCAGCACCAAATGTGATTTATGTTGCAAAAGATGGAGATGATTCCAAAAATGGAACGTCAATTGATAATGCTAAAGCAACTATTAAATCAGCAGTAGGAATTGCAACTACAGGCACTATTGTTAAAGTTCTCGCAGGAACTTATATTGAACAAAATCCAATAGAAGTTCCTGCATTTGTTTCAGTTGTTGGTAACGATTTAAAAACCGTAACTGTTGTTCCACAAACTACAAATAAAGATCTATTTCATGTTAGAAAAGGATGCTATCTTGCAAATATGACCTTTATAAATCATATTGCGCCAGCAGCTGCTGTAGGATTTCCAACTTCAGAAGTTGCAACAAATGTTGGTGGTGGAAAATGGGAAAGTCCATATATTCAAAATTGCACTAGCAACACAACAACTGGAACAGGTCTTAGGATTGATGGAAATCAAGCGGAGGGTTTGAAATCGATTGTTTGTGATAGTTATACACAATATAATCAAGGTGGAGTCGGTGTTGCAATAACAAATGGCGGATATGCTCAACTAGTAAGTGTATTTACTATTTGTTGTGATGTTGGAATTAGTTGTCATAAAGGAGCACAATGCTCGCTAACTAATAGCAATACTTCTTTTGGAACTTATGGATTAGTTGCAGATGGTAGAAGTGATCTTCAATTTAGTGGAATAGTTACACAATCTGCAACCGCAGGACAAGATACAATAACGGTTTCAATATCGACTTCAACAAGACCTTATGACGGACAAGTTGTATTTTTTGGCACGCTTTATTATTCAATTGATACAATTACTGTCATTGATGGGGGAAGTGGATATCTTACAACACCATCAGTAACAATAGCATCTCCTGATGGTCCTAATGGTCAAACTGCAACTGCATTTGCAACTTTAAATGGAAGTTCTGTAGAATCTATTACTATAATTTCAAGTGGAAATCAATATTCTTCATCCCCAGTAATAACAATTTCTGCACCAGATTCCGGCGTTACTGCAACAGCTTCTGCAAATATTGCTCCACTATACTATACAATAAATAGTTCAACGCCAGTAACTGCTGGCATTACTACGTTAACTCTAAATGAAAACTTAAATAATACTATTGGTGTGGGAACAACCTCATATTTTTATCAAATCAGTAGAATAAATGCAAGTTCCCATACATTTGAGTACGTCGGTTCTGGCAACGATATTACTTCCGCAACTCCTTTAACAGGAGGAGTTCCCATTCAAGATAATGAAGTTATTGAAAGAGATGGTGGTACTGTTGTTTATACAAGTACAGATCAGGCAGGTAATTTTAGAATTGGAAACGGGTTACAAATAAATCAAAATACAGGTACAATTAGCGGTAGAGCTTTTACAAGAAGTTTATTTTCAGAAATGACACCATTTATTTTAGCACTTAGTTAGTATGGCACAATTAGCACTTAATAGATTTCAGACAGAAACATTGGAGGTAACTACAGGTATTCAGACGGCATATACAGCACCAACTGGATATACTGCCATCGTGTTATATGCCCATATTTCAAATGTTGGAGCATCTGATGCTACGGTAACTATGTCACATAAAAGAAGCACTACGACAACAGAACTTATAAAAAATGGAACTGTACCGGTCAATGATGCTTTTGTGCCACTTGATGGAAAATTGGTTCTAGAAACAAATGATTCTATTACTATTTCTGCTAGCGCCAATAACACATTAAAACTAGTTCTAAGTATTTTAGAAACTGCAAATGCCTAAATTAATCAGCCAAAAAAACCTAAGAAAACCTGCAGTATCTGGATATGTTCTTTCTAGCAGCACTGTTGGTGTTCAGACCTGGGTTGATAACAAATCTGTAGGAATTAATAGTGATGGACTATCTGTAGGAACAGCTTCAACAATAAATTTTTCAGGTGCTACCGTTTCTATAAACTCAGGAATTGCATCGGTTTCGATAGCGGGTGGTTTAAACGTCTATAGCATAGTTGGTCTATGAAAACTTTTAAACAGTTTCAAGAAGAGTGGACGAATAAATATAAAAAGAGTATTAATTGCTCAAATCCGAAAGGTTTTTCTCAAAAAGCACATTGTGCAGCAAGGAAAAAGAGAGCAAGAGGTGAAGAAACTAAATCAAAACCAATTGAGTAATGTCCCAGTTCAAGACGCATAAAACTGTACAACAGATTGCTAAGAAGCATCGTGTAGATGTTTCTTTTATACAAAAGCAACTTGATATGGGAGAACCTATTGAGCATGAACATACAAAAGATCATGATCTTGCTAGGGATATTGCTCTCCAACATTTAGGCGAAATTCCAGATTATTATACTC